CCCGACCAGGGCGCGCCCGCGGAGGACGACGGCGAGCTCGCGTCGCCGGGCCACAAGGCACGGCTGCAGAACCTCGCGAGCAGCCACGACAAGAACCTCGACCTCATCCTCGCGCAGCAGCGCTTCAGCATGGCCACGCTCACGCTGACGCAGTTCCACACGGTCAAGCGCCTGATCGAGGCCTGAGCCGATGGCCGTCCTGACCCGCGACGACGCGCGGCACGAGTACCGCCTGGACGGCGTGGTCGTGCCCAGCGTCACCCAGATCCTGGCCGACCTGAAGTCGTTCGACGGCGTGCCGCCGGCCATCCTGGAGCGCAAGCGCCGGCTCGGCACAGCGGTGCACGCCGCCTGCGAGTTCGACGTCGCGGGCGAGCTGGACGAGGAGACGATCCACCCCGAGGTCGCCGGCTACCTGGCGGGCTTCCGCGAGTGGCGCGTGCAGGGCGGCTTCCGCATCGTCGAGACCGAGTCCTACGTCTTCCACCCCACCCTGCGCTACGCCGGGCAGCTCGACCTCATCGCCGAGCGCATCGCCCGGCCCGGCGAGCGCTGGCTCATCGACATCAAGACCGCCGCCACGCACACCCCCATCTGGCGCCTCCAGACGGCCGGCTACGCAGCCTGCCGCCCCGATGGGAAGTCGCTCAAGCGCGCGGTGCTCCAGCTTCTGCCCGGCCGACAAGGCGGCGCCGGATACCGCTTTTTCCCCTACGACGCACCCGAGTGCGCGACAGACGCGGCCGCCTGGACGGCAGCCGTGATGCGTTTCAACTGGATCAAGGCAAACCTCCAATGACCTTCGACACCGACACCCAGCAAACCACCGACGCGACCATCGTGTCCGAGACCACCGCGGCGCCGCCGCCGGCGCCCAATCCGCTCGCCGCCGTCTCGGCGCTCGCCCTGCCCGACCAGGCCGTGGTGATGCGCTCGCCCACGGCCCTGAGCCGCCAGGCCGAGGCCCACGTCATCACCAACGCGCAGGAGCGCGAGTTCGCGGTCGAAGACCTGCAGGCGATCAAGGAGCGTTTGCAGACGCTCGACGCCGAGCGCCGCAAGATCACCGACCCGCTCAACGCCGCGACGAAGGCGGTCAACGCCCTGTTCAAGCCTGCCACCGAGTTGCTGGAGGCTGCCGACCGGAAGCTGCGTGCCAAGGTGCTCGCGTTCGACGACGCCGAGTCCCGCAAGGCGGCCGAGGCGCGCGCCAAGGCCGAAGCCGAAGCCCGCGAGGCCGCGCGCGTCGCCGCTGAGGCGGCCGCGAAGGTCGCCGCCGAGGCGGAGGCCGCCGCGCGCGCGCTGGAAGCCGAGGCCGCCAAGGCCGCCCAGACCGGGGACTTCGCCCAGGCCGCCGCGATCGAGCTGGAGGCCGCCACCGTGCAGCAGGTGGCCACTACCGCGGTCGCCGAGGCGCAGGCCATCGTCCACGCGCCCCCGCCGCCGCCCGCCTACACCGCCGCGGCCAAGACCGGCACCGCCTCGGGCAAGAAGTACACCGCCGAGCTGGTGAGCCTGCACGAGCTCGTGAAGCACATTGCCACGCACCCCGAGTACCTGAACCTGGTCGAGCTCAACCAGCGCGCCGCGAACGACATGGCCAAGGCGCTCAAGACCAGCATGAACGTGCCGGGACTGCGCGTCATCGGCGCCAGCACGCTCACCGTGCGATCGAAGGCGGCCTGACCATGCTCGCCTTCCTCCGAAACCTCGTGCGCCGCGAGCCGAAGATGCCGGCACCGACGAAGCTGCCGACGCTGGTCGTGGGCGTCGGCTCGATGGCGCGCCAGCGCGCGCCGTCGCGCTGCGTCATCACGTCCTACCACCCGCCGCTGACGGCGCGCCCGCGGCCTGTGACGCCGTTCCGATCATCGGAAGCGGCGCGCGACCTCGACAAGGATACCCCGTGAAAACCATCCGCATCCAGAAGGCCAAGCTGGTCGAGATCCTGCAGCAGAACTCGGCCAAGCACGCCGCCGCCTTCGTCGAGGCCGCCGAGGCCTGGCGCACCGCGCAGCGCGACAAGCTGCACGTCGCGATCGCGGTGCTCAACTCGCACGAGCAGGCGGCATCGTTCAACTTCCACGCGTGGCACCTGCCGAAGCCGGAGACCCACCTCGAAGACTACGGCCGCGCGCTGCGCAAGCTGGAGCTGTCCGCCGACGACGTGATCGAGCTGACGGACGAGGAGTACCGCCAGTTCGTCGAGGACGAGTGGGCCTGGAAGCGCGCCTTCGATCACCTGGTCGGCACCTACGCCGGCGCGCGCTGACCATGGCGACGCCGCCCGTCACCGACCCCACCGACCCGCTGCTGCCCAAGGCTCGCATGATCGTCGTCGCGCACAAGCGCGCGAGCATCAGCCTGGTGCAGCGGCACCTCATGATCGGCTACTTCCGAGCGACGGTCCTGCTCGACACCCTGCAGGCGCAGGGCGTCGTGTCCGACTGGCACGCCGGCGAGTTCGGCACCTACCGCACGGTGCTCGTCACCGAGTAGCAACCAGCCACCCACGCACCACCACCATGACCCTGTCCCTGAAGCAGAAAGCGGCCGTCCTGGAGCTCGTCGACCGCTGCCAGCCCATCACCGCGGCGCAGATCGCCAAGGAGCTCGGCCTGAACACCGAGTCGGCGAACAAGTACTTACGCGACGCCGAGAACGACGGCCATGTGCAGCGCACCGTTACGGGCCGCACGACGGTCTGGGAGCTGAAGACGACGTCCTATGGTCACCTGCCCGGCGACCTGCCGCGGCACCTGCGCGCGCGCAGTATCTTCGACGCGGGCGCGCGCGCTGGCATGGCGCTGCAGGCGGCGCAATGATGCACGCGCCACCTCACCCGGGCGCCTTGGTGCGCGAGTATCTCGGCGACGTGTCAGTCTCTGCCGCGGCGGCGCACCTCTGCGTGGCGCGCCCCACCCTATCGCGGATCCTGAATGGCCATGCAGGGATCTCGGCCGACATGGCGATCCGGTTGAGCGAAGCCCTCGGCACCAGCGCCGAGTTCTGGCTCAACCTGCAGCAGAGCTACGACCTCAGCATCGCGCGCGCCATGGGTCGACCTCGAATCGGGCGCATTGGCTCATGAGAAAGGGGCCCCGCGGGGCCCCTTCGTCATTGGCGCGCGCGGTCAGGCGGCGCTGACCTTCCCGGTGATCTTGCGGCCGCGCGCTGGCGCGCCGCGCTTTGCGCCGACCGCGCGCTTGACGGCGGACGTCAGGCCGGTGATCGAAGGCGACTCGGTGTTCGCCTCGCCGGACGTGGGCGCGTTGAAGGCGACGATCTGCTCGCGCACCTGGTTCTCGATGTGCTCGATGAACTTGGCCGCAACGTTGTAGGGCAGCGTGCCGAGGGCGCTGCGCAGCGCATCGAAGCCGCCAGCGTCGACATTGATGCGGATCTCGAAGTGCGGCGGAATCGCCATCGGGGTGCCTTGCGAGCCGGTCTGGTTCTGCGTCTGGGTCATGGTGTCGTCCTTTAAGTTGAGGGCCTACGATGAAGCGACCCGCGAGTGGAGCGCGGGCCGCGGTGAAATCTACCCCGGAATGGCGGCGGTTGGAACTCAGTTACCCGCATAGACGGTGTTCGCCGAGAGGAACACCGAGCCGACCAGCGTCTCGTTCGTGCCCGAGCTGTCGCTGGCCATGTAGATGTTGTAGGTGTCGGCGTAGGAATAGCTCTGCACCGAGATGGTCGACGCCGGCGCGACGATGCTCCAGGTGACCGCAGCGGCCAACGACTGATAGCTGTTGAAGTTGCCCGTCGCCTCGCCACCATTGCCGCTCGCGCGCACGAGCTTCATCCAGTACGAACTGCCGATGCCAGACGTCGTCGGCGCGTACCAGGAGCCGCTGCTGCTGGAGCCGAACACCGTGTTGTTCGTCGCCCTGGACGTAGCTGACCAGGTGCCGTCGGGATTGGCGATGAAGCTCGCGGTCGCCGTGCCATGGCTGACGTTGTCGATCTCCGCGCTGGCCGACCAGCCCGTCAGCACGGGCAGCCCGCCGCCGGGCTGGAACATCTGGACGCCGCTCACTGCACCGCCCCCGAGACATAGACCTGGTTGTTGTTGCGGTACCAGACCGAGGCCATGCCGCGCGGCTGCAGCGTGAGCGTCGAGACCGCCGTCGCCGACCCAGACTTGAACATCTGCAGGCCGCTCCCCGCGGTGAGGGGCAGGCCGGTGCTGCCGTCGTTGCACAGGCCATGCATGTTGCCGGCTGCCTCGGTCGGGATCGTGAAGCCGGCCGTGATGGCGGTGCACTGCCCATTCGCCCAGACGGTGGTGACCGGCATGCCCTTGTAGCCGATCTCGATGCCGTCGGGCGTGAAAGCGACGCCGGAAGAGTTCACCGAGATCTGCCCAGCCGGCGTGCCGATCCTCGCGGTGCTGGTCTCGGAGATCAGGCGGACATCCGAACCGGAATTGCCCTGCAAATACCCCGTCCGCTGCGTGCCCGCGGAGTTGACGAACGAAAGATAGCCGCCGTTGTTTCGGATCTGGACGCCCTCCGCTCCGCCGGCGTTTCCGGTCACGAACAGCGCCTGCGCGCTGATGTTGGCGTTCGGCACGAACAGGCTCGCGCCGACCGTCACGCTGCCGCCGGTGTCGATCGTCATCAACGCCGTTCCCGCGCCATTGCGGAAGTTGAAGTTGACGGCCTTGCCGCTGGCGTTGAAATCGAAGCTGGTCGCCGCCGCCGACGCGCTCAGGTTCAGCGCGCCGCCGGTCATGAACAGGCCGCCCGACGTGGCCACCTGCCCCAGCGCCGTGAAGTTTCCCGAGGCGTCGATCGTCGCCAGGTTCTGCGAGGCCGCGACGTTCTGGAACGAGATGGTCGTGCCGCGCAGGTACGCGTCATTCGTGCCGTTGACGCCGATGACGGCATTGGTGCCAAGAGACCCGAGCGTGAGCGACGAGCCCAGCGCCTTGAGCGTGCCCGCGGCGACGACGGCGCCGTTGACGTCGACCGTCATGCGTCCGCTGGCACCGCCCGCACCGAAGTTGAGATAGCCCACTTGCGCCATCAGCTGCAGCGTCGATCCATCGTGATAGAGGTAGCCCTTCGGCGTGCCGCCGATCTTCAGGCCGATCAACGCGTCCGATGCGCCGTTGACTTCGAGTGCGACGCGACCCGTGCTCGACCACGCGGCCGCGTTGTTGCCGATGAGGAAGTTGCCGGACGCATCGAACCTCGCGACATCTGCGCCGCCTGCCATGAGGCCGAGCCCGTGCGCGGAGAGCGTGCCCATGCGGGCATAAGCCGACGTCCCCGAGCCGATCGTCTGGGCCATCGTCAGTGTCACGTTTCCGTCGCCGGCGGCCACAATCGCCGTCCCCGCAACGCCCACGAAGGACGCCGCCTGCACCGACGAGGAAACGACGAGCTGCGCGCCCGTATCGGTGGTCGTGCCGACGCTCAGGTGGCCATTGGCATGCAGCCGCATGGCCGTCGCGCCGCCGGCCTGGAGATCCATGTGCGACGTCGTCAGCGACGAATCGGGCACGCTCAGGACGCGCACCTCCCCGTACTGATCTGCCAGGCGCAGCAAGGCGCCGCCCGTGTGCGCCGCGTAGATGTCGCCGGAGACGTTCAGGGCCGCGACATGGCTGACTCCGCCGATCGCCAGCGTCGCCGCGCTGGTCAGCGTCATCTGGTCGGTGCCGCCGACGCTGAATGCCAGCCGACCCGTCGCGCGCCGCAGCGCGATCGCACCGATGCCGGCGCTCTGTGCCTCCACCGTCAGCACCGCATCGCCGGCCGTGCCCGTCGTCGCCCGGATCTCGGTGTTGGCGGCCGCCGTGAAGGCGTGCACCTTGTAGCTGGGCGCCGCCCCGACGCCGAACAGGCCCGCGGCGCTGAGCTGCGCGAGCGTGTTGCCGTTGTTCTGGAACAGCGTGTTGCCGTGCGTCGTTGCCGTCGAGCCGACGATGAGGTCGTTGGCCGCCGTCAGGCCGAACAGCGGCGTCGACGTGCCGCTGGCCAGCTTCGCGCCGAGGAAGACCGCGTTGTCGAGCGTGGCAGGGCCGGACAGGCCGAGCGACGACTCGACGAACAGCGTGCCCGTCGATTGCTCGCCGTCGACCACGTCCGTGCCGTTGCCGTAGACGAGCCGGCTGACGCCCTGGCGCAGCACACGGCCGGCGCCGGTCGACGTCTTGAACGTCACCGAATAGGCGCCGGAGGTGCTGTTGAGGACGCGCATCAGACCGACGCGCGCGGCCGGGATGTTGATCGTCGCGTTCGACGTCAGCGTGCCGGTGATGACGAAGTTCGGCAGCGCCGCCTGGTCGGCGGTCAGCGTCGTGGTGCCGCCCGTCGTGTTCACCGTGGTGACGCCGTTCTCTGCGCGCTGCACGAAGGCCGTGCTCGCCGCGGCGGCCGAGTTGTCGCTCGGGGCGGCCAGCGGCACCTGCGGCGTGCCAGTGAACACGGGCGAATTGATCGGCGCCAAGCCGCCGACCGTGGCCGACAGGGAATCGACGATGCCTTTCAGGTAGCCCGTGCGGTTGGCCAGCTGCAGCAGCGGCTGGTTGTCGACGCCGCCCGGGCCGCCCAGCACCGGATCGGTCGTCTCGATCTGGTTGATGTTCGCGGCCCAGGTGCCGTTCTCGGGTTGGTAGTTCATGTCGTCGTCCTCAGAACTGGATCAGCCAGGTGCCCGCGACCGTGATGTCCGACGCCTTGTTCAGCGCGGAGGCGCGGGTCTTGCGCGAGAACAGCGTCCCGTCGGCGGCCAGCAGGCCGAACTCCAAGATCGCGATGCCATTCGCGTCTCCGGATCCCAGCGAGAAGGCGAAATTGATGGAGCTCGTCGACGGGTAGGTGTGGCCGTCGATCGCCTTGGTGAACGGCGACGTCAGCGCGGTATTGCCGTTCACCGGCGCGGTGCCGTTCGTGCCTACGCCGATCTGCGTAACCGATCGATTGGCGACATCGCCACCGAGCAGGCGAGAGAGCATGAGCTTGCTCGTGTCGACGACGAGGTTTTCCTCGCGCACGCACTCGATGACGTGGCCATTGCGCCGCACGACGTAGTCGAGGAAGCCGCGGGCCGAGATCACGCGGTCGGACAGGGGGAAGGAAGGGGTCATGCTGGTGTGGCTCCTTCCCACCAGCATTGCGTCACGACGCCTACAGCTGCTCGGTGACCTGCGTCCCGGCGTTGTGGGTCTTCGTGCCGTCGAACTTGTAGGTGCCGTCGTGCACGAAGCCGATCGACGAGGTGATCGTGATCGTCAGCGTCTCCGACGGCGCCGCGACCGTGTCTGTGCCGAGCGCGAGGGAACTCGCGAAGGACAGGGCGTCGTCCGTCGGCGCTGCGGGCGTATCGGTCAGCGGGACGCCGACCGCGAGCGGCATGTCGCCGTCGACGGGCGCCGCGACCGAATCGGAGATGGTGCCGGCGCCCAGCGCCACGTTTCTCAGGTACGTGCCCGCCGCGCGCATGCGCTCGACGATGGCGGTGACGACGGTGACGAAGGCGGCCGGATCGCCGCCATTGAGCAGGTCGTAGCCGACCTGGACGTCGAACAGCCCATAGAGCGGGTGCACCGTCGCATTGTGGTAGTGCGTGCCGTCGAAGGAGATGAGGCCGTCGTGCGCGGGCGTGACGGCCCCGGTTTCGACGGCGTCGACGACCTCCACGTCCTGGACGAACAGCTCCTGCAGCGCGAGCGCGATGGCCGTGTTGTTGCACCGCGGCCGCAGCACCTCGACGACGATGCGCCGCGCATAGACGTCGTCCTCCTCGCCGTTCAGCCTGGTGATGCCGAAGTACGAGCCCCACAGGTCAAGCCAGACCGACGTCGCGGTCTCCATCACCGCGCACAGCAGCGCCTCGGTGGTCGCATCGCCGAGCGCGCTGAGCTCGACGCCAAGAGCCTCGCCGATCGACCAGAGCAGCGAGCCATACGCGCGCAGTGGATCGTTGGCCGAGCCGGAACCGTCCATGAGCACCGCCGCGGACAGCGCGCCCTGCCCTTCATCATTGGCGAACTCGGTGACGACGAAGCCGGCCTCGACGAGCGCGTCGGTGAGCGTTCCCAGCGTGTTCTGGGACAGCGTGAAGGTCGACGGCACCCCGCTGGCTGGCGTGACGGTCAGGACGTCGCCGGCCACCTCCCAGGTGAACGGGCCCGATTGCACGTTGAGCCGGAATGCCGACCAGGCCTCGGCGTCCGGATCGAACGCCGAATCGAGGTGGCTCAGGAAGACGTTCGCGTTGGCACCGGCCATGCTGGCTCCAAGTCAGAGGGCGTAGGGCGTCGTGTCTTGCGTCGTCGTGAACGTGCCGGCCAGCAGCTTCACCCCGAGTGCGGGCGTCACGGGTGCCGACGGCGTCGTCACCTTGTACGAGACGACGCCCGGCACCTCCGCGGCCGCCGCCGACATGGCCTCGGGGAACGCGGTCTTGCCGATCGGCAGCGCGAGCAGATAGCTCGCGACGGCGGCATTCGCCGCGGCCTCGACGGTCGGGACATCGAAGCCCGGCGCGACGACGATGGACGCCGCCACGTTCTGGCGCGAGATCGTCGCCGGGTAGACGTTGAAATGCACGCCGGCGGCCTTGTATCCAGCGACCTTCGAGCCGGTCGAGTCGACGTAGCCGTTGATGACGTCGAGCGTGCGCTGCACGAGCGCGCCTGACGCGCCCGAGACGCCGTTGAAGATGTAGATGTCGACCAGCGCGCGCGGCAGCGTGTTGTCGCGCAGCCACTGCTCGTCGATGTACCAGGTCGAGACGCGCTCCGTCTCCAGCCCCGAGGGGTCGTACAGCACGATGAGGTTGCCAAGCACATACTCGATGGCGGCCGTCGTACTGCGCGCCAGCGAGGCGATGAACGCGGTGAAGCGCGCCTTGCGCTGGTCCTCCGTCTCGACCTCCTTGCCGCCCGAGAAGTCAGCGGCGGCGGTGGCGCTGACGAAGCCATTGACCTGCGGCAGCATGGTGAACGTGGACGCGCCCGCGACGTTGCCGGACGCGCCAGCGACCTGGGCCGCGACGTTCACCGATGCCGTGGTGTTGCCGGCCGTGATGACGACGTCGGCCGGGTTGAAGAACTTCAGGCCGGTGCCTGCGAGCTGGAAGACCGTGTTGGCAGCGATCAGCGTGTCCGTCGACTGCGCCTCGATCACCACGTTGATGAGGCCGTTGGCGTTCTGCGCGGGCAGCAGCGGGAAGTTGAAGCTCGTGTAGATCGCCGTCGGAATCGCCTCCAGCAGGCCGTTGAAGAACTGGATGTAGGCCTGCTCGATCTCGATGGCGGGCGACTCCAGCATCGTGCGCGCCACGCTGCCGATCGTGAAGTCGGTGAGCTGCGACTGCGTCGCGCGGGCGTGGTTGATGATCGATGCGACGATGGACGTCAGCGCTTTCGTCTGGAAGGACAAGGCTGGCTCCTAAATGGTGATCTGCAGGTCGACCGTCACGCCCGACACCGCGATGACCTTGGCCACCAGCGTGATGCTGTCAAGGGTGGCCGTCGCCACGATGGAAGCGACCGATCGCACGCGCTCATCTTCGAGCAGGGACGATCGCGCGTAGAACTCGCACAGCTTCAGGTCGGCCGGCGTGAGGCCCTGGCCTAGGAGCTGGCTGATGTACGCGCCGTAGGTCGGGTGGAAGACGAGCTCCTGGCGATCGACCATCAGCCGGTGGCGCAGCCCCTGCGCGAGGTTCGCGACCCCGGAGACGAGCTGCAGATCGCCATCCGGCGTGACCGACAAGCGGCCCGCGGTCAGCTGGATGTCGGTGTAGTAGAGGTCGGCCTGCCCCGATGCCGGCTCCGGCGCGCCGGCAGGCACGCGTAGCGGCGTGCCGAACATCACCGTGCCGTCGACGACGGCATCCGGCGACTGCACGATGTACGGCGCGCGCAGCCCGTTGACCCAGGCGATGAGCGTCCAGAGCGTCGCATCGCCGAGCTCGCGCAGCGCCAGGTCGGCCAGCGTCTCCCCCGCGCGCGGGATGATCGATCGCCAGCCAGCGAGCGGCTTGAGGAACGGGGAATCAGCCACTGACCGCCTCCAGCATGCGCGCGCTCATCCAGCCCGAGGACTGCGGGTTGAGCACTGGATCCATCGTCGTGAGCGCGCGCAGCGCATCCGCCTGGCTGCTGGTCTGCGTGCTCGCGGCTGCTGTCGGCGGGAACAGCACCGCCAGGCCGCTCGTGCCGCCCTGCGTGAACGGACTCACCTGGCCGCCCTGCCAGGTCGAGCTGCAGTTGGACGCGCCGTAGAACGCCGAGTAGTCCTCGTACTGCTGCTGCCGGCTGAAGACGTTGCGCAGCAGGCAGAAGGCGTTCTCGAACGATGCCGAGACGAGCGAGAGCTGGCCGCGCGCCATGAGCGGGATCGACTCCAGCGCCGACAGGCTGCTGGTGACGCTGCGCGCGGCCTGCGCCATCTGCTGCGCGACGCCGAGCGGGCCGCCGGTGCCCGCAGCGAGCACCTGCTGGAACGTGCCGACCGCGGCGCTGCTGAACGAGGCCAAGGGGCCGGCGATCGCGCCGAGCGCCGCGCCCGTATCGCCTGCGAGCTTGGCGTTGAAGGCCTGCACGTCGCTGATCGACTGCTGCAGCGACGCTTTGGCGGCCGCGAGCTGCTGCGTGGCCGCGACGGGGTTCGTCGGCAGGCCCGCGCCGTTCGCTCCCGTGTCGACCGTCTCCGATACGTCCTCGGCCAGCTTGATGAGGTTGATGTTGAACTGCATCAGCAGCGGCCGCGACTTCGACCGGCGCAGCACGAAGCGCTCCGGATAGACCAGCCATTGCAGGCTGTCCAGGACGTCGATGAAGACGAGCTTCACGAGGGCTGGATCCTTGCCGGCGGCCACCGCGCGGGCGCGCGCGGCGTGGTACTCCTGGTAGACCGTGAGCTTCAGGCGCAGGAACAGCGCCGCGCCGTCGTCCGTTTCATTGCCACGCCAGCCCGTATGCCCACTGAGTTGCGCGGATCCGAGCGCGGGGCCGAAGCTGTCGATCCAGCCACCGTCGCCGCCGAAGGTCTGGTGTGCGGCATGACGGCTCGGCTCCGTCGTCGTCAGCTCCTCGGGCCGGATCACCATCTGGAAGACGAACGGCGCCGCTCCGGCTGCCATGTCGTGCAGCACGAACGAGATGGGCCGCTGGTCGACCTTCTGGCTGCTCGGCGTCATGCCAAAAGCATGCGATCACGACCACTATTTGGCTTGACCAGCATCTCTCACGCATGTACATTTGCTTTACCACAGGAGGAGCAAATGAACATGACCACGCCAGAAGCGACGGCCGTCGTCGACGCCGCACCCGCATCCACCACCGCGGCGCCTGCCAGGAAGCGCTTCGTCTTCAACTGGCGGCCGGTGGTCTACCTGACCCTCGGCTCGACCGCCATTTTCGCCATCTGCGCCGCAGTGACCTGGTTCTGCTTCGGCGAGGCGTACTGACATGACCAATACCACCCCCACCCCCGCGGATCGACAGGAGGCGGCCGGCGACTCCATCGGCGACCCGCGCCGAGCGATGAATGCCGATGAGCTGCAGGAATTCTGCATCTCGCTATCGCTGGAGCAGGACGACTACACCGAGCATGTGATTCGCTGCGTCGAGGATCGGATGCTCGGCAAGCCGCTCTTCTTCCCCGCCGCCGGCGAGGATGGGGAGCTGCCGGAGCTAGTCGAGACGCTGCGATCGGCGCTCACCGAATGCCTCAAGGCGATGGACATCGCCCGAGACACGATCCAGCCGATCACCACCGCGCAGATCAAGCTGCACGGCCTCAACCCGCAGACGGACAGCATCCTGGACGCGGCGGCGGCCAAGGCAGTGGCGGCCCTCGCTGCGCGCGCCCAGCCCGCGGGCGATCCAGTCATGCAGATCATGATTGACAGCGTCAGCGTGCACGGCCAGCGGTGGACTGCAAGCCTCACGCGAGCGGGGCTTGACCTGTCTCCTGGGCGGCATGATTTGTACGTCGCCCAGCCTGCCGCCACGCCGGCCGATGATGGCCTGAGCCGCGAGCAGTGGGTGCAGATGGCCGAGCGCGTCTACCGCGCTGCCGGCGACGACGAGAAGACCGCGCGCGAATGTGCCGCGCACCTCGCCGACGAGCAAGACTGGCTCGGCGAGGAAATCGGCGATCCGCACGAGGAGGCGCTGCAGGACATCGAGGGTCGGCTTGCCGCCACGCCGCCCGATGCGGGGGTGCGGGAGCTGGCTCAGTGGCGTGACCCGTCTGCCGAGTTGCTCGAAGTCGGTCGGAAGGCGATCGAGGACGTGCTGATCGAGTGGCGGGATGCTCGCCTCAGCGAGCCGCTGCGTCGAAATGGTCTCGTGGTCACCGAAAAAGACGGCACGCGAAGCGACGTGATCCGATTCGGCCCCGAGACCGCGCTGCGGGTCGGCATGCGTGCGATCGCCGCCGCCCTCGCCGCCCAGCCCACCCCGCCCGCTGCCGCCTCGGCAGCGGTGCCCGCGGGCTGGAGGCTTGTGCCTGTCGAGCCGACCCTGGAGATGGGTTGGGCCTATCTGGAGGCAGCTGGGAAGGCATCGCCGCGTATCGATCACACCTTCAACCACCCGGGCTACCGCGCCATGCTCGCAGCAGCGCCCACCCCGCCCGCGGAGGTGGAGGTCGCACAGGCGGCGCCGAAGCGTGGTTTCGCGGCCAAGCTCGCAGCGCGGCATGTAGATCTCGGCTCGCTTGGGCCCGAAGGCTATCGT